GCGGCAACGCTTCAGTTCGCTAGGAAGTTTTACATAAACATCTTCACCGAAAAACTTTTTGGCAAGCTTCTGAGGCTTGTCAATCGCTGCCTTCTCCAGCAGTTTCTTCTTCGTCAAACTCATAGAACTCTTCTCCCTGTTCTTTGTTTAGTAACTCATCAGGCACATCTGGTGGTTCAGAAAATCCTCGGGTCTTGCTTCCCATTAGGTCAGCAATTTCCTCGGAAATCTGTTCCTTCTCCAGTGGACCAATGTTTTTAGTAGTAAAAATGACATAACCTGGCCTGTTCCAAAGAACAAAACCAACTGCCATGCCATCTACCAATACCCAGTATTGCTCCAAGGTTTCTTTCTTTTTAGTTGCAAGATTGAAACCCTCACATTTTCCAAGCTTAATATCCAAGGCTCTTCTCCTTTGCCTTCTAGATTACGGCGTAACACAGACAACTTCTGGAGCTTCAATGGTAAGTGTAGGTCCGCCAAATCCATCCAGTTGAATTGAAAGAGTAAGTTCCATCAGAGTGCTTGTCTCCATGGAGGGCAAGCCAAGGGAGCTTACAAACCCTGTTGCAATCAACGTAGCTGGAGTAAGCGCTGTGCTGCGTGAAAGTGGGAAATTGATCTGCACTAACAATTGCTGACCGTCAACAAACAACTGAGTCGGTCCAGATTTCGCTGCGTCATAAATAAATGTTGCCTCGATAACACCTGGATCAGAAACGTCTGCTGGAATTCGACGCATAAAGCCAGTGTCATCCAAGCAAGTTGTATCGATAGCTTCCATCGTCAATTCAGGAAGCTGAATTGAACGAGGACAACCCATACATGGCTCAATCGATGAATCTGAAGCGTCAATAATGACAATCGTTGCGCCTTGCCCAGTGTCTCCGATGTAACTGTTGCTGTATGCCATAATCCAAAATCCTTCTAAGTAAATGAGAAGCAGACATTAAAGTCTTGCATTGTTCGGTAAATGTGCAGATCGCTTCCATCAATAGGCTTGAATGCATCAGTCGATGGTCCGCTGTTCTGACCTATCGACCTAACCATCAAGTCTTGTGCGTACCCCCTCGGGAACGATTTGAAGGATGACCTACATGCTTTCCATGTGTTCTGCGACTCTCCCTGATTGTAACTCCAAGCCTCCAACTGAATGCGAGACTCAAAGAAATCAACCATGTTGCATTCTACAGCATCGTAGGCAGAACTACTAATTTGAGTGATGACCACATATTCCCCCGTAACATCTTGCGGAGGGTTTGTGCAAAACACGTTGCTTCCAACTGCTGCTGCAACATCAACATCTGTTAGAAGCTGGTTACGCAGATATTCAAGGAGCATCATCGATCAATCTCCGGTACATCCACGGGTTTACCAAGCCTCTTAGCCCACTGCTTTGCAATCTGCACAACCTTCTTCTGCTGCTTGGACATTGTTTTGTCAGCGGCAGTCCTGAAAAACGGTCTTGGAGGAAGACGCATGGCAACCTTACCGTTGCCACCTTTTTTGTCTTTGTTGATCCCGCCCCAGAGGATGATTACAGCACCATACTCAAGCAGATGTGCATGAGGTGCTACTTGGTGCGATGGACCCGCAGTGCTGCCTACAACACCATCCCTCCGACGACCCTTCCAATTGCGAGCGATGATCGAGTTTGCAAGTTGCTTGCTCTCTTTACGCTTGCCCTTTTGCTTGTTATTGAGTTTGTTAAAGGTCCCAGTGCTCCGCGACCTACCAATAGGTTGCCCTTGCGGACTTACAGAACCCTCTGCGTCCAGAGATCGCTCGCCAGTCCTCATGACCTGCTTCTTCGCCTCTGCCCTGACAATGGTCGTAGCGGCGCGAGCGGCAGGTCTTGCAACACGTTCAGTGATCAAGAAACTGAGATCTCTGAACAGCATGTCAGTTGACTTGCTGTGCTGAAAACCAGACTGCTTTTTTTTACTTACCCGTTTTCCACGCTTGATCGCCAAAGCTTCTTTTTTGGCATTCTGAAGCAACCTGTATTGGTTTCCATTCATGACTTTTTCAACTCCACCCGAAGTTCACGATTGGTCCCAGACACATCTCTTGTTGCAACAATCCCATATTCTTCGCCGTCAATCATGACTCGCATGATTGCACTGACGTTCTTCGCTTGCTCCTTGTCGCCAACAATCACATGAGTCGATACCTCGCTCACAGCATCGCCGTAGACCGTTTCTTTGCCGGATACGCTAATTAGCTCGCAAGGCCAATCGCTAACGCTGGTAACCCATGTGGAGTCCTCTGTGTACGTCCGCTGCCCATATGAGTCAGTTTGCAGGTTTTGCGTTTGGAACGTAGCGAGGTAGTTTCTGAAACCTACTCGCTTACGTTTAAATCCAGTCAGTTTTGTCATGGATAGCTACTCCGCATTAACTTGCGGACAATTGCCTCGTAGCTTCTTCCATCGTTTGTGTTGACCAGATTCTCCTGAGCCGGATCGAAGTAAAGCCTTCCGACTTCTAGCAAGATTGCCTGCTTCGCAAGCTCAGGGACGCACTCTGCACTTGGTTGACCTGCGGTGAACGCAATGGTCACTGACCGATTGTTTTCGACAGTGCTCGGCCATGAATCAACGTCAGGTGCTAGGAAGATTCTTCGTCTGGCAACATCGACATCGTACTGAGTGTCTGCAAGAGTTGCGTCAGTTGCTACCCCGCTGTTCTCATACTTGTATTTGACAGACTCTACAGAATAGACAGGACGCATGTTAATCAGGATGCTGCCTCCCTTCTCGGGGAAACCAAGCATACGCTGCTCAAACGTCTGAGCGATCCAAGAACGCTCTGTATCAATTTCCAGTTGTTCAGTCGCAGCGGTCACAAGACGCTGGATCATCGCATCCTGAGCAGTCCCTCCGACTCTTAGGTGCTGCTTTGCCTCTACGAGGCTTACTGGATTGCTTGCGGGACTTGTTTTTCTTTCGATTGTCCAGTTTGGAATCTTCATCGACTTTTTCACAAACCCCAAGGTAGAGAAGAGTTGTAACAACCCCCTCGTTAAGCTTATCTGTGATAAACCCCACCTCGCGATTGAGGTGGGGTTTTATGAATTTAACCTTGGTCACGATTACGCGATGGTCAGTTTGACCAGTGCCTCTGGGTTAACCGATGCAATCGCAATTCGCTGAGTTGCCTGAACCCCGATCTGATCGGTATTTGCGTAAAGCTGATCGAGGATTCTGAAGGACAGATTTCGACGATCACCGAAGTAGTGGCTAGTTCCGATATCACCGAAGGTGATAAGCAGGTCGCCAGATGTGCTTGATGCAGCACCTGGAACAGCCTCACAAAGGTTTACAGGGAAACCGAACAGTGAAGGACGCTGACCGGACTCGATGTCGCCCATCGCAGTTCCACCAGATGCGTTGATAAGATCACGCACCTGACCGTAGAACACGCTTCGGTTCATCGTCCACTCACGATTGATTCCTGCAAAGTTTGGAAGCAGTGCAACCAAAGCAGTGAGGTCAGTCAGTGCAATGTTTCCAACGCCAACAACAGTGTTGCCAACAACATTTGCATCGCCTTCAATTCCACCCGTGTAAAGAGTAGATCCAGTAAAGAGCGAATTGTCCTCTGCCTGAGACATGCCATAGGCGATGTCTCGCGTAACCTCGTCCACAATATTTACGATGGAATCTTCAACGAGTTCCGATGAGATTTTTACAAGCCCCGCCATTTTTTTCGCTGTCAAAACGGCTTGCTCGAAAGTCATGTGGCTCGAACTCAATGCCGATTCTTCGGCTGGGTACGAAACGGATGCGTGACCGATGACCTTTGGAACGGTCCAAGTCAGAGCACCCATCGCAACCCGACGACAAAGCTTTCGTGCATGACCATACTCATTGAGCAGGTTGATCAACGCATCGCTCAGTGGAGTCGGCACGGTTTCAATTCCGCGACCTGCGTCCGTTTCGTTTTGGCTAGCAAGGAACTGCTTGGCCTTTGGGCTTCCACCAAGTGCAGCAAGCCACATGCCTGACTGGTATGCATCTTCAACACTGTTGAAGACAGTGGTCTTCTGGTTTTTTACTCTTGCGGGAATCAAGGGTTCATCCTCTTTCTCAATGTCAGGTTCGGTGATTGCTGCAACAGCAGCAGGAGTGATTTTGGCAGCAGCGATCTTGTCTTTCGCTGCTTGAATTTTTACGAACCGATCCTTTTCGTTTTCCAATCCAGAAAACTCTAAATTGAGGGCATCGATTTGTTTATTGTCATCCTCGGTAAGGCTACCTTCGCCTTCGAGTGCAACATCCGAAATTGCCTGCATCTCATCAGCGATGTCAGACAGGCGAGCGTTGATAGCGTCTACGCGAGACATGTTTTTCCTTTTTTGTCAAGGGAGAACCCACAAGTTGGGGAATTTTAACAGATTTTTTTATTTCGACAAATTGTTCAGGCGAAGTCTCATTCGTTTTGCAGATGCATCGGCCTTGTTGCTAATCGCAGCAGGACACAGTGCAAGTGGCTTTACTTCAGCCTTTACGGTCTTTTTGCGTTCTTTTGGTGCATAGACAGAATCAACAAAACCCATTTCAACAGCTTGTTCAGCGTTCATCCAAGTTTCATCATCCATCATCTTTTTGCACTCCTCTGCTGACTTACCGCATCGCTCTGCGTAGACCTCAGAGATCTGTTCGTCGAGCATGTCGAGGATGTCAGCAACCTGACGGAAACCCTTTGCGTTCTCCGCAGCGACCGTCCAAGCGTTGTGGACAAAGAACAACGCATTGCTGTTCATGACCACCTTGTCAGCAGCACAAGCAACCACAGTAGCGATAGAGCATGCTTGAGAATCAATGTGAATCGTGACTTCACCACCTTCGTATGCTCGGATCTGGTTGTACATGCTAATGCCACTGGTAACGCACCCACCCTCAGAGTCGAGGTGAATAGTCAGGTCGCCAGTCTGCTCGGCCATGAGATCCATGAAGTCATCGGAGGAGACTCCATTTTGGAAGTCACCGATCATGCCTCGCATCGTGATGCTTCCGTCTGTTCCTTCAAGTTTCATCGTCTTGTTCCTCTGGGGTCGCGGGGGGTAACTCGGGTGACTCACCCGCAGGTTCGTTACTGAAGTCGTCATCAAGTCCTTCGACAGGATTAAATCCATGCATGATGCGAATTTCATTTGTGCTAAGTGCAAACTGCTCACGCATCTTGCGAGTGTAGTCTGCTAGCGTCGATGGATCGCCTTTGAGCAGTGGAGTGGTGTCAAACTCATAGTGGACGTTACCACTGTCTCTTAGTTGTTCAGGAAGCAGTTTCCGGTTGCACTCTTCTTCCCACTTGCAGAACCACCGACTCAGGCATCCGTTAATGAACGCAGCATTACGTTCGGTGATAGACTTGTAGGTGATGCCTGTCTCGTCGCCAAGGATTGATTCAAGGCCGAAGATCATTGCAATATCAACTCTCTGGAATTGACGTTGCTCAATGAACTGTGCATCAGATGCAGAGATTGGCAATGTGTTAAGAGACATCCCTTCTCTAAGCAAACCAACCTTGCCACTGTTTTCAACACCTTCGTGCTTAGTCTCGAAATTAGCTAGGAATTCAGAAGCTTCTTTGGAACTTCGGAACATTCCAGGAGGTGCTGTTATCACCATACCTGGCCTCCCTGAGTTCTTCAGTGCAGAGGCAGATCCGTCTTGCCCAGCAATGCCAAGGCCAAACGCATCGCGTAGCACATCGATAACGTGCATGCCCCAGATACCGTTGTAGGACATGCCCATGATGTGAAGCATGTCACGGTCTGGAACTTTCCAGTATTCGTTTTCGGAGAAAGCAGTACCAAGGTTTGCTGAGATACCTGCATTCTTTGTGACCAGATGCCACTTCTGATCATCAACCAAAATGGTCTGACAGTTTTCGGGGAGCACTGGAATGAGTGCTGTTGGTTGACCAAGGCTGTTGCGATCAATGAACGCTCGCCCATTACCAAGAATCAACGCATGAATCATCATCAACTCTTTGAGTTGAAACGGAGTCATAAGATGATTGGGTGATACGTTCAAAAGCTTGTGACCAGGTGAAGTCCTTGACACTTCGCTTCCGCCGTCAGGCCTGCTTTTCCTTGCATTGATTGGAAGTCCTGCAAGATGCCCAGAGATCTTCTGAGCAGCAAACCAGACGGCAGGCAAACCAAGTACGGAGTTCGTTGTTACGTTGACTCCTGATTTAGCCTTCCCTCCACCAAATGCTTCGATCAACCATGCTGCCGGATCAGAGATCCTGCTTTGCAATGCTTTAAACTTCTTGCCAAGCCTTTCGGCCATTTTAATTTCATGTGACATACCAGTCTCCTTTTCCCCGCACAGGTGCTACAGTCGCTCTCGCAAGGGACATAAGTAGCGAAATTAGCGGATCTATTTTCTGAGAACTCGACGCTTTGTCGAGCATATATCTATCACTTCGATCCCGCACAGCAACTGCGTTGGACAAGCACCATTTGAGAAGAACATCGTCATCGTGACGAAAGTTCCCGTCAGCGCATGCTTGTCGAAAGATGCTAATTGGGGAATTAAAGTGAGCGGTTGTTTGTGCCATAGAGGCAATGGTCAGACCCTGCTGAGTGCATTGCTCTCCAAACTGCTGTGCCTGATAGGGATCGATGGCAACGTCTGTTCCGTTGAGATCCCAGTAGTCTTTCATCAAGTCTGCTTGGAGGTCGGCAATGGGAGCAGGGGTTATCCTGATTCGCCCATCGTCAATAAAGTCACAGAACGGTTTTTCTCGGAGATCTCTTTTTGTGTTGACTGAGATGTATGCCTGAGTCTTCGACTCGTACCTGTAGATCGGCGTTCCGTCTGTTTCGCTCTGGTCTGTCTGGAACCTCGCCGTTGCCGCATACGCGCAGAGATCGTCCCTGCCTCCAAGATCCACTCCAAAGCTTACTGCGTCTGCCTCACGCCAGTCGGACAGTTCACCGGAGCACTTGGCAAAGTGCTCCATATCAAAGATGTGTTCGGTTGAGCTAACAAGCACGTTTGCATGGTAACGCTTGAATCGGTTCATGGCCGTTACGCTTGACGCTGCCTGCTTCGCCTGCTGCTCAAGGAACTCTGCTGAAACAGAAACGCCAATGTTTGGGTTGGACTTTATCCACAAGTCTGGATCGAGTGGATCATCCTTCTCGTCCATTTCGTAGCAAGCAACGAATAGACTGTTGTCATCAACTGCTTGCTCAAGAACCTGCTTGGCATAGTTGACTTCTTCAATCCATATGTGACTACGGTCATCGCCTGCGGTGGTCACGGTCAAAATGAGTGGTTGTGCTCTCGAACCAGAACCTGTCTGCATCGTGGAGTAAAAAGGCTGATGAACTTTACGCCACGCATGAGTCTCGTCCAGAACACAGAGCACTGGATTGAGTCCATCGAAAGGACGGTCAGATCCTACGCAAGATATGTTGCCACCGTTGTGGTTGAACCGAATGATCTTGTTTTGGTATATGGAACCTTCTTTAATCAATGGCGACTGCTCACGCATTCGGATGCACTCGGCCATGACCACCTTCTCAGCTTGTTCCTTCTTGGTTGCTGCTAGGATGACTTGTGCTCTAGCTTCTGCATCGTTGGTGAACGGGTTGATGTCGATAGATGCCATGAGCATCGCAATGCCAGCAGCAATCGATGACTTACCGTTCTTACGTCCCATCGACCAGTACGCCCTGCGGAACCTGCGGCAATTATCGTCCTTGCGTTTCCATCCAAAGATTGCAGAAATGCAAAACTCTTGCCAAGGTTCCAAGTGAAACCGTTTGCCAGCATGCTTTCCGATGGAGTGCCTTAAAGCAACTGGAAAATACTGGCAGATTGCGTTCGCAGTCTCTCTGTCAAAGTAGTAAGGGAAGTCTTTATTTTCAGAGTTTGCTAAATCCCGAACTTGCCTTTCAACAGCTTGACGTACAGAACGACAGACAGTTATTTTTTCATCTAGAACGTCTTGGATGTACTGCTCGTTAGGAGTCATCGCGTTTCATTGCCTCGACAATCGATGCCAATGACTCTGCTTGTTTCTTTTTGTCATCACCGTCAGGCAAGGAAAGTTTACCCCGACTAGCGGGGGTTAACCCAAGCTCGGTGACAAGCTTAATGTGCTCAGACGCAAGACGACCCATTGCAGTTGATGCTGGAGTGATCCGACTGCCTGACTCATGAATGTGACCTTCTTGCTGAACAATCTCATACAACTTGAGGTACTCTGCGTAGGTGATTGAGTAGTGTTCAAGCAAGTGGGTGTCGGTTTTTGAGAGCATCCCCATTTCTCTGAGAATGTCACATGTCTGCTTCCAAACCTTCTTTGCTGTCTTGCAAAGGTGGCGAGGCATGGTTGGTTCTGATTTACTGGAAGATGGTTCGCGATGGTTCTTCCTCTGCGGATCTTTCTTGTAAGAACCGTTCTCTTCTTTGACTTTTGTTGCTAATCGTCTTGCTGGCATTTCCTTACCCCGTTTGAGATTTAGCCTGCATTCTATCAAATTTGCAGGTTTCGCCAAAAAGTACGGGTTGACTGGCAGTATCTGGCAGGTATACGGTCTTGTTTTGTCAACAACTATGGAGAGAAGAATGATACCTAAGTTTTACAAAGAGATTGGTGCTCGGCTTGTTTGCATCAAGAAAGGAACCAAGTCACCGGGGGTTCCTGCTTGGACAAAGATCGAGGATCGATACGACCAAGCGTCAAAGAAGTTTGACCCGAGTGTCCACAACAAGGTCGGCTGGATTCTCGACGATACGCATTTGGTCATTGACATTGATACTCATGATCCAAGCAAAGACGGGTACGCTGCGTTGCAGAGACTATCGGACGATCTTGGAGTGGATCTTTACGAGAGAGCAACCGTTGTCGTCAAAAGTCCATCTGGTGGTGCTCACTTGTATTTCTGGAAAGATCCAGAGATCAAGCTTCCGAAGTCATCGAAAGAGTATGCAGGACTCGATTTCCTAAGTGCCGGATCTCAGGTCATCATTGCTGGGAGTTCGCACGATGCTCATGCAGGTAGCTACGTCTTTGAACGCGAGTCAGAGTTCATTGCTCCGGTCATGACAGCGGCCTTGCATGAATCCTTGTCGGACAGGTCGCAAGACACTGACACTTCAAGGGCAGTAATCGAGCCATCTGAAGATAGACCTGGCGACGAGTTCAATAAGAGCGACAGAGCACTTGAGCATGTCAAGAGCCACATGTCTCAGGAAGGTTATTCGTTTAAACACAAAGTCGATCACTACGAGTTCACCCGACCAGGTAAGACCGACACTTCGTTTGCAATCTCTGGAACACTTGGACGCAAGAGTAAGCAGGGAAACTACATCCTTCGCAACTTCTCCACCAGTGACCCAGTCTTTCCCAGCGATGCGTCGATAACCATCTTTGAAGCATTCAGGCTGATTAACCACTGGGACAGAGATCAGGTCACATTGCATGCGTCTGACCTTGGGTTTGGTACGCAGATCGATACAAGTGAAATCGAGGAAAGCGTTGACGACTGGCTTGCCAAGGTTCCTGAAACTAAAAACAGAGTTGACCAGCTTCCAAGCTACGAGATTGCAAAACGTGTTCTTTGCAGAACATTCGATGAACTGCCCGACATCAGTTCTGGACTGCGTAGACCTTACGTCATCGAAGGGCTGATCAGGACCGGAGAAGTGATGAACGTCATTGCTGCACCGAAAGTTGGTAAATCTTGGTTGGTGTACAACCTTGCCGTGAGCACCGCATGCGGAAGGGAGTTCCTTGGATACAGAGCAAGCAAGAACCTCAAGGTGCTCCTGATCGACAACGAGTTGCACTGGGAAGAACTTGCTTGGAGAGTTCAGCAGGTTGCAGGCAACATGGCCGCCAACCCTCACGATGCCCTGACAGTCTCATGTGTGCGTGGGATGGACATTAGTCTTGCTGGGATAGAGAAGTTGCTCGACGAGATCGGTGGGGAACAGTTCGACCTTATCATCATTGATGCCCTTTACCGAGTTCTTCCCAAAGGTGCATCAGAGAACGACAACGCCCAGATGACTCAGTTGTACAACCGGATCGACCAGATTGCTGGGAAGAACAACACCGCAGTCATCTGCATCCACCATACAAGCAAAGGTGCTCAGGGAGGCAAGGATGTTACCGATGTCGGCGCGGGGGCCGGTGCAATCAATCGTGCCGCTGATACGATCCTGACGATTCGCCCGCACAGGGATGAC